CTTCTCCCCAATCTGCTTGGTTCCAAGATAATCTTCCCCAACCTGTTTCATTAAATTCTTCTGAAGTACCTAAAGAAGCTGTAAGACCAAAACCTGTTACTGAAATAACTGGATCAAAACTTTCGCCCCATGGCTCACTGCTCCAACCATCTCTGCCCCAACCTTGCGCTGAGTAAGCAACTGCGTCTCCTAAAGATACAGTTGCAGATATTCCTGTTGGAAAAATTATTTCATCGTTAATCTGACCCCAAGAACCATTGTTCCAATCTTCAGCACCAAATCCTGTAGTTAAAACTGTTGAACCTCCCCATTGAGATTGATCCCAAGTGAGTCTGCCCCATCCTGAAGTTACGTCGGGCACAATGACCCTCCTATGCTATACGGATTATTGCGTTAGATGCGTCTGCTGTTGGAAATTGAATTGTAAAAGTTCCACTTGATACTGTTTTGTCACCACCAAAAGCGATAACAGCAACAGCTTTGTCAGATTGTGAATCATTATAGATTAATGCACCATTAGCTGTAAAAGATGCAGAAGTATAACTAACATCTGCAAAATCACAAATTGCAGTTGTTCCAGAAGTTGTTGGAGTTACACTTGTTAAAGTTGCTCCACCTGCAGTGTATGCAGTTCCTGATGAATTAGTAATTTCGTTTGAAGTTCCGTAAGCTGTTGTAGAAGCACCTAAAGATGCATCACTTGTAAACAAAGCTATTTTAAAAGTGTTTCCACTTGTTGCCGTAAAGTTGTGTGTACCAACTAAAATTTCTTGTTTAAAACTTGTACAAATTGCCGATGTTATTGCCATAATTTATCTCCTACGGGTTTGCTGATTTAACTGGTATTCTGACTGCTCCGTCTGTGTAGTCGTCTCTTCGTCTTCTACCAACTTGCTCATTAGCAAACTTCTGTATCTCTTGTTTATATTTATTCTCGTATAATGTCAACATATCTATCGGACCTTTTAAAAATCCATATGTTTCAGAAAGACAGCAATATAATAGCCCATTTGGAAAATTAAGACTAATATAGTTAGTTGTATTATCTGAAGCTAAAGTGGCTGGCATTTTATTATAATGTACTCTAAATTTATATGTTGTATCGGGAACTGGAGCGAGAAACATTCTTCCTGAAGTAGTATCTGTATTACCTGTTGCTCCACCAAACATAGCATAATATTTAGGTTGGCCTCTTTTTGAAGACTCCGTCGAAGATACATATTCTTGTAAATAGGTTACATCTTTTTTTTCTAACCAAACATTGGCTCCTGTTACCGCAGATGTAGAATCATAAACTTGTATACCTCTTATAAACAAAGCTCCTGCAGGAGCATTTATTGTTTCTTGTCCTGCAACTAAATTACCTGTTTGCTGAACTCTATCTGCATCAATAGGTATATCTCTCATTATTCGATATTGAGCGTTTAAAATTATGTTTTCTAAAATAGCAGTTGTTAAAACATTAGAATCTGTTTCTGTATAATTTCTAATGTTTGTAACCAAATCACTATAACTTAATCCAGCCATTATTTTACTCTTCCACCTTTCATAAATGCTCTACCTAATCCACGTTGTGAAATTCCACCACCTCGTAAATATTTTGATCCACCCATTTGTAAATCTCTTGTTTTTTTTTCTTTGTCTTTTTTCTTAAATCCTTCGTGAATTTTTTTACCTATTTCTTTATTTTTTTTAACCTCTGTTCCTGGTTTAATTCTTTTTTGTCGAAAATAAGGAGGACTTCCTAAATCATCTACATTTTGAAAAGGACTACCTTTTTCACCTTTGTAAACATTTTTAAAAATTTTATCTGATTTGCTTCCAGCTTTTCTTAATGCTTGTAATATAATAGCCATTATTCTAATTCCTTTTTATGTTTTCTTAAAATTTTTTGTTGTTTAGCTGTTAGCTCAACAACTTCTTCAATTTCTTTTTTAGGTGTAAATAAACCTTTTATCCAATTTAAAATTTTTTTAATCATGCTTCTATTGTTACAGGCCCAACGGAACAACCGTAGCCTCCTCCTTTTATATTCCCTGTTGTAGCAGTATTTGTATCAACTGTAAAAAAGAAAAAATTACTAGTTATATAATCACTTGATGCATCTCTTGCGTCTGACTTATATTTCCCTGTTCTTATTGTATAACCTGTAGACTTTGCAATATTAGATCCAGCTATACCGTCAAAACTTTGAGGGTTTGAATAAACAAAACCACTTCCTGCAGAAGTAGTAGGTGGTCCTCTAAATCTATACGTTGTGTTATCAGTTAAACCATGACCAGGTGAAAAAACATTTATAACTCCAGAACCTGAAGCATAAGTTTCAAAACCATTTTCAGGAATTCTTACAGTTGTAGCAGGTTCTGTTCTATCTGGTCTAACTTGAAGTAAGGCAATTCCATCTCCACCAATTGGTTTAGGTTCAAGTTGTGGTTGCTTAGGTTCAAATTCTGTATAATGAACAAAAGAACCGTTCCACTCTCTAACCATTTCCCTGTATGGAAATTCTAATCCTGATCTATCTGAGATAGCTTTTGAATGTTTTCCTGTTGCGTACTTAGACATTAATTTCCTAAAGGTTTATCTACATTGCCACTTGCTTTTATAGTTAAAGAAATTATGTCGCTTACATCCATAGCACCTAATAAAGATTTAAAATCTCCAATAGGTAAAGGTTGAACTCCTATTTCTTTAACTGCTCTAACATAATCTTTGTATTGTTCCATATTAAGTTCCTGGGTAATATGCTTTTGGTGTAATAAATGTACTTGAAGCTGAACCATCTTCTGCTAATGCTCTAGCTAATTCATCTTCATAATATAATTTCATTTGTTGAACCAATTGCGGTTGATATTTTTGTGCAAGATAAAAAGCTAAACCTGAAGTCATACAAGGTACAAATCTAAAAGGCACATCTGTTGCATTTGTATAAGCACCTACATCTTCAATTCTTTTTATGTAATAAAAATGCATATCTTTAGATGCATTTGTAGAATCAGGTGTAGGGTAAATGCTAATACTAACATGATCAATAAATCTTTGAACCCAATATTGATTAGGTGTACCTTTAGAAAGTTTATTTGAAAAACCTGCATAAGTAGATCTGTCTACTTTTGTCATAGGTGAATCAGATTGAGTTGTTTGTGTTCTATTAGCTCTTAATTGTGCTTCAAGGACATCGGACATTCCGTATACTCCATTCGGATTAGACGTAGCACTTGTGCCGTCTCCACTTGATCTAAAAAATTTATATTCTGCTTGTCCTTCAATTAAATCAAGATCAAGTTCATCTATTTCCCAATAATGAATACCTCTATTACCCCATTCTTGAAAAAGAATGTTAAGAGATCTTCTCGCTGATTTCATTTGATAACCAGCTACAGAGTTTAACCCAATACGTTCAAAAGCCTCTTCTATTATTTCATCAATAGAAAAAGTTTTGTCGAACGTTTCTGTTCCCGAAGTAGTATTAGCCATTTACAATCCTATTCGTAAACTTTAATCCACTCACAAACAACTGTTCCAGTATCCCCTGCTGTACAAGCTGGTAATACTATATTAACGTCTCCAGTATAACCACTAGCTTTAGTGTTTTTTAAACCACCAAAATCAGAATAATCATACTCCATTTCACCATTTAAACTTTGAAATACAACATCTGTCGTTGCATCCCATTGCATACGTAATGCGTCTGCTGGTGCAGTTACTGAAACGTTACAACTAACTTTATTAAGTCTTACAGTTAGGCAACTTTTGCCTGCTGGGCTTTTTGCTAATTCAGAAACATCAACTATTTTAGTTGTGCCTCCAGAGTTATCAGAAACCACATTGTAGTGAGTGATAAGTTTTTTTGATCCGTCAAATACAGTTGTATTTAATACTGTGTCTGCCATGTTTTTTCCTCCTGTTAAAGAGCGCCTGCATTACCAGGCGCCCCGAGTTAATTTATTTATTACGCTGCAAATACAAACGCACCAGTAGTCTGAGTAGTCTCAGCTGCTAGTTTTGTTGCAATATGCCATGTGCCTTTTTCGTAACAAATGAAAGCTATCTGTCCACCAGTAGTCAACAAGTTTGTTGCTGCGTTAGCTGGTGTGAAAGTTAATTTAGTTTCACCTGCTGCTGAAGTATCAAAAGTTACTTCTGATGAACCTCTTGATTCAATTACTGAACCAGTTGCCCAAACATCAGAACCTGCTGCATCAAAAACTAATGTAGCTGTTCCACCTGTAGTGTCTTTTGATTGACAGTAAACTACTACTGAACCTTGCGCTGCTGCAGGCAAAGTACAAGTTGCAGCTGCTGCACCTGTATAATTTACTACAGAAATAGTATTATCTGCTAAAGTAATACTAGTAGCTGTTGCTACATCTGCAATTGATAAACCAGTTAAGTCAGGCATACCTGAACTCATTCTAGTTGTGAAAGCTCCTGTAGCAGTATTTTTAGTTGCTACTTGGAAACCTTTTTCGGACCTTACCGGTCCATTAAACGTAGTTGAAGCCATAATTATATCCTCCTAGTTTTCCGAACATAGTCTCTAGGCCGTCCACTATACGGGTCTATGTTCTATATTTAATTTGTATAGTAAGTTTTTTATATACTAGTTTTTGATAGAGTGCAAGAGAGCCTACGGTATTTATGCATTTCAGCGATGTAGCTTTTGATTAAGTAGCTACAGAAACTTGTGGAGCAGCGCCTTCAACGCTATTTTTTCTGTGAGCAATTGCTGCTTCTTCCAGCTTGATCTCAGTAATGACTTGTTTAACTTTGTCATCAATTCTGACCATTTCAAGAGTGTATCTACCATTAGACAGATGCTCCTGTTCCCACTTCAACTCCAAGGAC